GCTGACGGCACTCTGGAGTAGGATCTTAGAGTTGAGTCCCTAATTTGCAGAAGCTGTACTCACATGAGTGTTTGGGAGAACATTTCAACGTGCTACCGGGGTGAAGCCCTCGTTCGCATGGCCAAACACACCACCTACGCAGACTGCAAGTCAGTACCTGGGATCTGGGACTACCATCTTGACCCTGGCGAAGATATGTTTCCTGGCGTTCCGAAGGGAAATCGGAAGAAACTTATCGCCAAAGGAGTTGACCTTTCTTGTGATGCCGAATTTACTGACACCCCCGTGCCGTATGCCCAAGTTCTGCTTGCTACCCCAAAGGACGTCATCGTCGGAGTGAAGGCCTGCACCACGCTCTTCAAGAACCTCAAAAAGATCCCTGGTTCTGCTTTCGGGATGTATGCTGCTGCAAGCGTCGACCACAACCTTGTGTACCAAATCGTCGAAAACCTTGCCCTCAGTTCCATGCTATCCCCCAAGGCGGTCGCCAGACATGCGAGCAACAACGTTCCTGCGCTCTCAAAGCACCATGCGAACTATAACATCGCCCACTACCTCAAGCGCCTCACACAGAAGACTCAACTCCACTCCTACAAAAGGGAGCTACGTGAGACCGCTGATCTGAGTGCCAAGGACTTCCGCAAGAATGGCAGAATCCTGTACATCGACATGTCTGACGAGTTCCCCGAGCTCGACCTTCCAGTTGCCTATTTTGGCGGTCTTTACCACATTCACTTTGGCAAGGGTAGGGACGTGTTTGTGTCTCTGATCTTGACCGAAAAAGACATCGCACGCGTGATCATGCTCCTGGAGGCCTCTGCTGCCATAGAGGTTTGGGCAGATGCTATTGGCGAAGAAGGCGATGCTACCAAGATTACTCTCAGAAAGTTCATGGACTGGATGCTCCACATGGGCGACCCCAACCTCGCAGGAGAGGCCTGGACCTCTGCCGGGAAGGTGATGAAGGCTAGACTCGCCGGTCCACTCTCGGTGAACGCAGAAAAGGTGCTTTTTGAGGAAAGAAAGGCCAAAGGTTTTGAAGATGTCTTGCCATACAGGGACTTTGTACTATGGGTCACCCAGTCTAGCATCGAGGGCACCTTCGCATGCATCAGTGTGGGCAGACTCGCCATCCCTCCAGACTACGACGTACCTGGGACTTTCACCAAAGAAAAGCTCCTCCACAGAAGCAAGAACCCCGTCGGGAGCGAAATTTCAGCAGAGGCTGAGGCTGATTACAAGGCTTTTCAGGAGTACAACAGATGGGCATTCATCAAGCACTACCAGGCGTACAAGCACATGAACCCAGGGCGCGTCAAGGCAGGATATGAGACGACTGACTTTGGCAAGAAGTACACTGAGGGTAAGGCCAAAGGGGAGATTACGCAGGTCCGAAAGTCAGAAGCAGGCATGATTGACTTAACTGGGTGCTTGTCCTACAAGAGCCGAGATGACGATTACCACCTCTACTTCAAAGACACCGCTATGTGCCCTCCTACGGTCTCAGCTGCGCTCGACGCCCCCAACAGGCCTATGCACGAGAAGAACCAAATTGCACATCTTGTCCTCGCGTCAGAACGTGTGGACATTGCCAGGCACAAGAAGAACCTCGCCTCAGTAGACCACCCCGTGAGAGTTGGATTCAAGAATGAAGCTGCCAAAGTTGACGGTAGACTCTTCTTCATCTCCACATTAGAAGACAAGGTCGTTATGGCAGAGTTGGAAGAGAACATCACCGACTTCTTGAAGAGCGTTCCAGGCAATGCTGTTGGTATCCCTACTACGGACCTCAAGTCAATCATGTCTACCGTCTCCAGAGAGAATGACGACAGTGGCCTCAGGAGCTTCTTCTTGTCTGACGACATCAGCAAGTGGTCCCCCCACATGCCAACCCGCGTCCAACAAGACAGTGCAGACTTTTGGGCTGAGGTGTTCGACCAACCGTGGATCAAAGACATCGAGTGCATCCAAACACATGATTCAGTTGTTTTGAGCACACTCCATTGGAGGGCTAGCTACCAATCCGGAGGCGCGAACAAGGAAGGCCAAACGGGCAAGCGCATCACTTACCTCATGGCAAACCTCAAGTCATTTGCTATCTCCAAGCTCCGCGAGGAAGGTGTAGTCAAGACTCAAGCTGTACTCCTGACTTTCCTCGACGATGGACTCACGAAGGTTGACCTCCCTGTAGCCACTTACAGCAAGAGTGCCAAGAGAGTATTTGACGTCATGCAACAAATCCAAAAGAACTGCGGATACGAACTCAAACTTGCGAAGTGCTACCCAAGTGATCGCTACCTCACTTTCTTGAACTACGAGTACTACAAAGGGAAACGCGTCTACGACGACACGAAAGGGCTCGTCAAGTACTTCAACAAGGCCACTGGGGTAATCATGAGTCTCCCTGAGAGAATCAGAGAAGCTGCTGCGTGGGGCGCTGGCATGTGCGAGAGCTCTGGGAGGATTGAAGAAGTCCACCTCATGTACGTCATCAGGACCATACGCGAAGTCCAAGCTTGGAAGAAGAAGAAGTTCTGGGCGGATCGCGTTCTCTCCCTTCAGTTCGTGTCAACCCCTGCGGTTGGAGGCTTTGGAGTCGTCGGCATCGATGACATGGCATCTGGCACTGCCAGGGCTATGTTCGGCACTACGATGAGACTCGCACGAGAAGTTGCGTCCAGAGACAAATCCGCCGTCAAAGCCTACGAAATGCTGTGTCACGCTGAGATCAACCCCAAGAGCTATTCACACATCGTCAGAGCCCCGTCTACCCCAAATATTGCGCTCCCACACTTCAGCGAAACCAGACTCACGAAAGCCATCAGCGACAAAATGCTAGAGGATACCACCAGCGTCTACCTGTCCGAACTCTCTCCCCTTCTTTCTGTAGAGAGTGTCGAGCAGGAATTTGCTGAAATCCTGTCTAGCGTTAAGCGCATTTCCAGAGTCCAACTCGAGCGGATCTACAAAGCTCACCCAGTCTCCTACCTCGACAAACTTGTCTCGAAGGTCAAGAAGAGCAGCACCCTAACTTCCTTCCTGCCCCCGAGAAAGCTCATCAGCGTAGAAAGAGCTAACATGAGAGACCTAGCATGCGCAAGCATTGCTTGGGAATCCTGCATGTAGTCCGACCTAGGTACTATTGACGACCACGACACCTTTAGCCCTACGTGAATCAGCACGCAAGAAGGAATAGGTAATGACAACAGTTAGAGTCTTGGTCTCAAGAATCACCTCAATAACAACAAAACAACTAAGGGTGATGATGGCGAAGAAGTCGCGACCCTTAGAAAAAATGGGAGTGCACACATTCGGGACATCAGAACTCCTATTGCTTAGTATAGGATCTACTTTATCTTGCTG